TGGAACAAAGGTTTCATTAGAGGTTTGAGTTCAAACTTAATTGAATTAGATTCCGCACAAAGTGGACAACAAGATAGTATTGGATGGTACTTAGATAGATACCAATCACCAAGTACCCCTTGGATTGTATCTGAATTAAGAGGTACCAAAGTATTTAACTTGTTCAAGTTCTACTCAATTTCTGATGGTAACTCAGCAAACTCTGAAATTAAAGTTTCAATTATCAATATGTCATTCTCCAATGGAACGTTTGATGTAATTGTAAGAGATTATTACGATTCAGATGCTAACCCTACAGTTTTAGAGAAATTTACAAATTGTAGTATGGATTTAAATCAAAATAATTTCATAGGTAAAAAAATAGGTTCATTAGACGGAGAATATGCGTTGAACTCTAAATTTGTAATGGTTGAAATGAATGAGGACGCACCTATTGATTCATTACCTTGTGGTTTTGATGGATATACATTTAGAGAATATGCTGATGTAACACCTCCATTCCCTGTATATAAAACTAAATATGATTTCCCAGGTGAAATTATTTATAATCCACCTTTCGGTTTTACAAGTGGTAACGATGATTCAATTAGATCAAATGGTGATAACGTTAGAAGAACTTATTTAGGTTTCTCTAATAACATCGGATTTGACACAGACTTCTTCCAATACAAAGGAAAAAGAGCTCCAATTGATTTATGTAATGTTGATGGAGTTGAGTGGTCATACCAAACAAAAGGATTCCACATGGATAAAGATGCTAGTGTGATTGAAATCGGACCAGCGTTTACAACAAGTGGAACACCTAAATACTATGTTGGTGATGCTACATTCCAACAAGAACCTACAAACGAAACAAGTCCATATTACAGAATTTACTCAAGAAAATTCACAACAATGTTCTATGGTGGTTTTGACGGATGGGATATCTATAGAGAATACAGAACAAATTCAGACAGATTTGTACTTGGTAGAAATGGATTCTTGAACGGAGCTTGTCCTTCACCAAGATATCCATTAGCAACAGGATGGGGAGCATTTAAACAAATCTCTATCGGTGATGGAACACAAAGTTTCGCAAATACTGACTACTACGCTTACTTATTAGGAATTCAAACATTCTCTAATCCTGAGGCGGTTAACATCAATGTATTTGTATCCCCAGGTATTGACTACGTAAACAATAGTGACTTAGTTGAAGCTACAATTGATATGATTGAAAACGACAGAGCTGACTCATTGTATATTGCAACAACACCTGACTACAACTTGTTCTTACCTTCTACTACAGGTGGTGATGGATTGATCTACCCACAAGAAGCGGTTGACAACTTAGAACAAACAGGAATTGACTCCAACTACACGGCAACTTACTACCCATGGGTATTAACTCGTGATACAGTAAACAATACTCAAATCTACATCCCAGCAACGGCTGAGGTGACGAGAAACTTGGCCTTGACCGACAACATTGCATTCCCTTGGTTCGCAGCGGCAGGTTACACAAGAGGTATTGTAAACTCAATCAAAGCACGTAAGAAGTTGACTCAAGAAGATAGAGATACTCTTTACCAAGGAAGAATCAACCCAATTGCAACCTTCTCTGATGTTGGTACAGTAATTTGGGGTAACAAAACTCTTCAAGTTAGAGAATCTGCTCTTGATAGAATTAACGTGAGAAGATTATTATTACAAGCTCGTAAATTGATATCTGCAGTTTCTGTGAGATTGTTATTTGATCAAAACGACGAACAAGTAAGACAAGACTTCTTAAATGCGGTTAATCCAATCTTAGATGCGATCAGAAGAGACAGAGGTTTATACGACTTTAGAGTTACGGTTTCAAGTGACACTGAAGACTTAGACAGAAATCAAATGGTAGGTAAAATCTATATCAAACCAACTCGTTCTTTAGAGTTCATAGATATAACATTCTACATCACTCCAACAGGAGCATCGTTTGACAATATCTAATCAGACAAATAAATTAAAGGAAAAGGGGAATTCGTTCCCCTTTTTTTATTTTCCTAATATTTATTAGTGTATGAAAGATTACCACAAAATTATTGTTAAAGAAATTATCAACGAAATTATTCAGGAAAAACAAACACCGGTAATGAAATATTACGCTTTTGACTGGGATGATAATCTTATGTTTATGCCAACAAAAATATATCTTAAAGATGATAAAGGTAAAAGTGTTGGAATGTCAACTGAAGATTTTGCGGAATATAGAACTGATATTGGTGAAGAACCTTTTGAATATAAGGGACACACCATAGTATCTTTTGATGAAGAACCTTTCAGAGATTTCAGGGTATCAGGAGACAAACAATTTATAACGGATGCAATGTCAGCACCAACAGGACCGGCATGGGATGATTTTGTGGAGGCAGTTAATAATGGTTCAATATTCGCTATTGTTACCGCAAGAGGACACACACCTTCTATATTAAAAGAGGGGGTTTATAGATTAATTAAACAGAATAAACATGGTTTGGACTCAAATCAGTTAGCGAAAAATCTTTTAAAGTATAGAGATTTAGCGGATGAAGATAAATTATCTAAAGATCAACTAATACGATCTTACTTAGATATGTGTCGTTTTCACCCTGTGTCTTTCGGAGATGGTTCCGCAACTAACCCCGAACAAGGAAAAATAGATGCAATGGAAGAATTTGTAAGTTATATAAAAAACTTATCACATTCATTACAACAAAAGGCATTTATGAAGAACAAGATTAGTAACTACTTTACACCATTTATTGGTTTTTCAGATGATGATGTAAGAAATGTAGAAACTATGAAGAAACATTTTGATAAAAAAGAAGATAATATATTAAAGACTTATTTAACTGCAGGAGGACAAAAGAAATTATATTAACTAGTTTGTCTGGTCTAGTATAAGAATATGTTCAAAAAAAATGTAAGTAAATAGAAAAAATTCATTATCGTGATATTTATAATAAAAAACTAAAATAAACTAAAAAATAAAATAAAAAATTATGGCTGATTTGTTAATGAAAATGCCGATTCCTTACGAACCAAAAAGAGAAAATCGTTGGATTTTAAGGTTCCCTTCATCACTTGGAATTAATGAGTGGTATGTGGAAAGTACTTCAAGACCTAAATTAAAAATCGCTTCAGTTCCGATACCTTTCTTGAACACTGAAACATATGTTGCAGGTAGATTCAACTGGGAAGAAATATCAGTTAAGTTTAGAGATCCAATTGGACCTTCAGCTTCTCAAGCGGTTATGGAATGGATTCGTCTATGCGCGGAGTCTGTAACAGGTCGTATGGGTTATGCTGCGGGATACAAGAAAAATGTGGATTTGGAAATGTTAGACCCAACAGGAGTTGTTGTTGAGAAATGGATTTTGGAAGGTGCTTTTTTAACAGGATATGATGGTGGTTCATTATCATATGATTCTGATAAGATTGCAGGAATAACTTCAAGTATTCGTATGGATCGTTGTATATTAGTATACTAAAAAAATTTACTTTTAATATTAACCGTGTACATTTATGATGTATACGGTTTTTTGTGCAATAATAAATTAAAAAAATATAAAAAAAAATGGATCAAGACACGGCTGCTTACGGGCAAATGGATTTTAACTTACCACATGATGTGGTGACACTACCTTCAGGTGGTTTATTCTACAAATCAAAAAAGAAAAGTGTTAAGGTTGGTTACTTAACCGCAAGTGATGAAAATATATTAGTTAATATTGATTCACGTAGAACAATTAACGAGAGTGTTGTTTTACCTTTATTGAGGAATAAACTTTATGAAAGAGATCTTAGACCTGAAGAATTATTGGAAAGTGATATTGAGGCAATCCTTTTATTTTTACGTAATACATCTTTTGGTCCTGAATATAGAATCACAACTATAGACCCAAGTAATGGTCAGTCTTTTGAAACATCTATTATGTTAGATGAGTTAAATCTTACAAAACCTAAAGTTCAACCTGATGAGGATGGAACATTTACGGTTAAATTACCACAATCAAAGTCGGATGTAAAAATTAAAATGTTAAGTTTACACGATACAATTGAAATTGCAAAAATTATTGATTCATATCCCGTTGGTTATACCGCACCTACAGTCACTACAAGGTTAAATAAAACCATTTTAGAATTAAATGGTAGTCCTGATAGGAATGAAATAAGCGTATTTTGTCAAAATATGCCAATTGGTGATTCTAAGTTCATAAGAAATTTCCTTAAAGAAAACGAATCGAGATTGGATTTAAGGAAAACAGTTTACGCCCCGTCAGGAGAAAAGGTTGATGTTGTCATCAATTTTGGGGTGGAGTTTTTTCGGCCTTTCTTCTAATCACACAAAATTTTTATTAGACGAATTTTATTACTTGGCAAAATTCTTAAGGACATCATATGATGAATTCTTAAAACTTCCAACCTATATTAGAAAATATCTTTTAGATAAGATAATTGAGGATAATACGCCCAAAACTTAACACTTAAATATTTATAGTAAAAACTAATTATGGGTTACGGTTCAATAGAAGATATAGTTAAGGCTGGATTGACAGGGGCTGCTTTAATAGCGGCAGTGAAAGCGCTTGAAGCAACCGCAAAGAAAGATGGTATTGAAGCGGGAAAGGAGCAAAATAAAGATAAAGTTACTAGTACTGAATTTGAAACTTCATTAGACGCTAAAACTGCCAAAAATTTTGGTGATGCTTTAACAAACCCATTGGAAGAAATGGGAACCGCAATTAAAGGAATGGTGGAAGGGTTAGACCCAACTAATTTTGAAGGTGCGGATTATCTAATGAAAAGTGGTCAAGAATTGGCCAACGCAATGGGTATCGGACAAGCAAGAATGTCTGAGATGAGAACCACAATTGCGGACTCAGTTCCTGAAATGTTAAAATTAGGTCTTACTTCTACTGAAGCATTTGCAGTGTTAAAAGATGTACCAGTTGCACTTGGTGTTAATACAACTATGGGTACTGAGGCTCTTAGAGAAATGGGTGCTGCTGCTAAAGTAAGTAGTGTTAGTGCTGGAGTTTTAGCCTCAGAATTTAAAGGTGTTGGTATGTCATTATATGATGTTGGTGACAGAATGGCTGAAGTCGCAATTTATGCAAAAAGTGTTGGAGCTAATGTAAATGTGGTATCAAAATCAGTTGTTGAAAATCTTTATAAACTTAATTTGTATAATTTTGATAATGGTGTTAAAGGTTTAGCCAAAATGGCTTCTAATGCTGCGTCTCTTGGTGTAACTATGGAACACGTAGAAAAAGTTACGGAACAAGTGTTCAATCCAGAAGGAGCTATTAATCTGGCCGCAGGACTACAAAGGTTAGGTGTTTCAAGTAGTGCATTGTTAGATCCTTTAAAAGCGATGGATTTAAGTATGAATGATCCTGAACAACTACAAAAAGAAATTGGTAACATTGCAAAAGAATTTTCAAGTTTTAATAAAGAAACAGGTAAATTTGAAATTATGCCAGGTTCTAAAAGACGTTTAATGGAAGTTGCGAATGAATTAAAAATTCCCGCAAAAGACTTAGCAAATATGTCTATAAAAGCATCTGAGTTTGATATGAAAATGAGTAAAATCAAATTCCCAAGTTTAGCGGCATCTGAAGAAGATAAGACCTTAATAGCAAATATGTCACAAATGAAAGGTGGTGAGGCTTTTATTCAAATAAAAAATGATAAGACAGGTAATATGGATGAGATTAATGTCTCAAAATTAACTGCCGATCAACTTACAAAATTAAGAGAACAACAATCCGATAAAGATAAAACAATTGAAGAGTTGGCACTTGATTCATTAACTGTTTTAGAATCTATTGATGCGGGAATAAATGGAGGTAAAGCATCATCTACTCTTGGTAAGGCGTCATCACCGGCAATGGATAGGTTTTATAATGCGGTTAATGTTGTTAGAAAAGAAAGTGTTAGAGCTGCCACAAAAGATGTGACAACAGATAAAGTTAGAGAAGGATATAGTGCAATTACTGGTGGGGTTGAAGAAATGGGAGTTAAGGCATTACAAGGAGATTTTTCGGGTGCGGGAGACGCACTTTTAAAACTTGGTCCTGATTTAATAAAAATTGGTAAAGATGTTGCAACAGGGTTTGGAAGTGGTTTGGTTGAAGGTTATGGGAACATTAAACAAGGTATCCAAAATGAGTATGAGCCAGTTACTGGAGTTAAACCATTGGCGGATGATGATAAATCTAGTCAATTATATAAAGATATGGAATCTTTAATGGGCACTAACTTGATTGAAGGTATAGTGAAGGCATTTAATCTGGTGACAACAAAATCTGAAGTTAGTGGTAATGTAACACATGATTTTAATATTAAAGGAGATGGTGTTGGATCACTTACTCAGACGGAATTTAATAAATTTTTCTTAGAATCATTAACAGACCCAACGATTAAAACACAATTTGAAAAAAGATACGGAACCTCAAATGTAGGACTTCTTACAACACCATAATAGAAAATTCTTAAAATTATGTTTTCTATAAAAAAGATCTCAAGGTATTTATTAATAAAAAAGTATGTCGGATAGTACATTATCGTTTGCGTCCTCGTCAAATTTTAGGGATATATTATTAGCCCGTAATTTACAACCATATTCTGTACCAGG